TTTATTCTCCAAGCGTCTCCAACCTCATGTCCAGTTGTTTTTGCAAATCTAATTGTACAAATATTTACAAACGGTGCTACTAAGACTTGATTTAACGCTGTTATAGGTACGTTTTGAGCAATGACACCTCCTGCAACATCTCTTGACGTTACGTAATATTTAAATGTGTCTATACCAGCCGCAGTTCTACCATCAATTTCTATGTATATACGTCTATCTGTTGGTACAATGCTTGTCTTTGAAACTGTAGCTAGGTCGTTACTCCCAGACCCATAAAAAATGGGATCTTCAGAAAAGGAGTGTGCATTTAGTATGGGGTTTATAGCTACAGCAGAGGTTGAACAACTAAACCCAAGAACACCAAACCTAGATGCTCTCGCAGAGTTGGCGCCGAAACTTGTTGTCTTGTTTACAAGTAGGTTTGTGGGAGAAAACGCAACGTTTCCATCGGTCTTTACCTTCATGTACACACCAGATATCTGGTTCTTTTTGTTGTTTAAAAAGTCCTTTTCTTTTACACCTACATCAAGTACTTTGAATTCTTTATTGCTGTACGTAATTCCATTAGGGTTTAACTTGAATACAATGTAGTCATTGGCGTGAACCTTGTCCACGTCAGACTCGTTGATCATGAAATACGTATATATTCCATCAGTATAAAAAATATTTGGGAATATGGTGTAGTACTGTCCCTTTGCTTGCTTTACAAATATTCTGTACTTAGTAGCAAATGCAGGAGCCTCACTTATTATGTTAACCTTTAAGTAATTGCTTGTATCTGAGTTTGTCGATGAAACACTTGCTGTATTTGTAGTTGATGTTAATACGGTGCTCATTCTACCGTAGTCGTCCATGTAGGATATGCCAACCTCGTATCCCCTGTCAGAGTGGAGTGTTTTAATAGGCTTATTGACATTTCCAGCTATCCTGGCCTCGCTAACAATACTTACGGAGTAGTTTGGAACAATGCCCTTTCCAGTTATGGATACAATGTTGTAGAACTGGGTATAGTTTCCGTAGATAATCCGGCTGCTGATTAACTCTTGAGCCTTTGCCTTTAACGGTACGTTATCAAATAACCTTGTTAGTTGGTTTGACGGCAATACACCATAAACCTTGTTGTTGGCAAACCCAGAGAACTTGGCAGTTTGGGCTCCTTGGTTGTACGTAACACCTTGAATATTCCCCAATACCAAGTCCGACAATACTAAGTTCTCAATGACGTTTACATTTGTACTCGCAGAGTCCTTAAATAACAGTTGAATCTCTTTAATGTTTGATCCAGCAGTAGAAAATGAAATGTCTACAATGTTCCACTTGTTCTGCATTGACTTGTTGACTCCGGTGCCATAGTCAAAAGTAAATTCGCTTGGTTGAAATCCAACCTCTGAGAATGGAGAGAATGAAGAGTACTCGTTATTCATGTACTTATATCTGTAAGCAAAGTACAAGAACTTGTCCTTGATGTTATTAGACAACACACTTGAATCATCTCTAAAGGCTAGTGTAGGAGCCGTTAATGGTGGCTTTACGATGACATTGATATCGTCTTGTGTGAAGTTGTTGTAAGCGTAGAAGGTCTTTGTGTCAACCCTCCTCGGTGGGTTTAAGTTATCTGTCCAGAATAATAGATCACTGATATAGTTTACGCCAGTGATTAAGTATTCAGAATTGAAGTTCAATACATTACTAGAGCCAGCCCTAGTGTCCATTGCAATAATGGATGTAAGGCCTGTCTGTGAATTGTACGATGCGATGATATTGCCCGTGACAGCCTTAACAAACCAGAAAATCAAGAACTCAGCAGGGACAGCTATAGAGCCAATCGTCTTGGCCCCGGCCAAAGAGAATGCACTTCCAGAAAAAGCAGTCGCAGCGGCAGCTAGTCCGCTTACCTGTGTATTACCTAGCTCGTTAGCTACAGCGCCAACACCGGCGTCCTCAGAGGTTCCTACGGTTACGTTCAGGGCGTCACGATACTGCCCGTTTGGAACTAGACGCTCGTCTAGGTCCTTATTCATTATGCCGGATACCAGCGACCTTGTTATTTGCATTATTTAATCCAGTTAGATTGATTTCGTAATACCATCAACAATCTACCAGAGTGCAAGTTGCTCATCCTAATCTTTGCGTTGCGAAGAAGGGCTGACTTCTCTTCTCTCGCTCTACGAACGATGTACTCCTGTACTCCAACACGATTGTTTAAAATACACCACTTGATATAGCTATACATGAAGTCCTCGGCAAACTTGTTTACCTTGACCAATGAGTCGTCCCCGTTCTCAAGACCATCGGAGATGTACTCCATCACCAATAATTGATCCGACATCTGAGAGCTGAAGTTGATCACGCCAGATCCTTGATCGATTCTGAAGTTCGGATTTCCGTTGGCAGTCTCTCCGTTCAGGCCGAAGTATCCGCCCAAGTCGTAGTTAAAGTACCAATACCCATCTACAAGCCATCCATATCTTCCGTTTGCCCAAGCGTCGCCAGTGAACAATTCCCTTGGATACCCTTGGATTCTCTTCATGTCAAGCTCGGACGTGCCCGTAATAACCTCTCCGTTCATGTCGTATAGGATATTGTCGCTAGAGTCTCTTAGGTATGTCTGTGCGTAGTTTACGGTCTTGCTCTCAAACAACGGGAATAACACGCCCTCGTTCTCCAATGAGATACGAACGTAGTTGATGTAGTCAGGTGGCAGTATTAACTTAAGGTCTGGGCCAATCCTAAACTCAAGAACGCGAACATTCCTAGCCGCATCGTAGTTAAGCTCCTGGATCGCACGCTTTGCGTAGAACAGCACATTGTACCTGTTTACGGTTCCGATCAACTTGTCGTCACCAACATACATAAGCATGAAGTTATTCACTACGTCAGCAAGGCTGACATACTGGTACTCCCCGTTATTGTTGGGGTCTGAGTAGTATTGTTGGTTGCTTATATATGCCATTATGATTGCTTGGTTGACTCTGAGTTTTCTCCGGCCATTGCGAACTGAACTACATCGTTCTCACGGATATTAACACCAGCGTATGAAAGGATCTTGAAAACTAAGTCGTTTTGTGAGCTTTCCGAAAGCTCAAAGTCTTGATAGTCAACAGCTGACTGGTTGAATATAGGCGACCCTGACACGACAGAGTATGTCCACTTAGGATCAACAGGATAGCGAACGTGCAGAGCGCTGACATTCGTTTGGATTGTGCTCGGATATACATAATAGAAATTCTCCTTCTCATAGTACGCAGGGTACGATGTAGTGGGAGCCGTCAAGTTTGACGAGATAAGGTTCATAATTTTTGTGTGAGCCACGTACTCAATCTCTTTGTTAGCGTAAAGTAGAACGTTAACGAAATAAGAATTAGAAGGTGCAGGAAAAGCGCCGGCACCAGAATTATACGTAAGAGTCGCTTGCTCGCTAAATCTATCAATTTTCTCTGCAATTTGTTTTTGAATATCTGAGTATCCATCGTTGGCCATTCTGGCGTTTCTTTTATTAACCCAGTTAGTGTAATCGTAAAATTGTTGTTCAAATATCTCTAGCTGAGCCTGTTTGGCAAACAAGTTGAACTCATCCGGTGTAATATAACCGTTGTTGTCCTTGTTTATGATAGCCATAACAGTATTTCTAACCGTGTTAATCATGTTCTCACAAAGATAACAAAAAAAGGCCACCCCTCTCGAGATGGCCTTAGTTTTAAATAGTCTTAATGTTTACGCTACAGCAATTCCGCTAACAGCGTAGGGAAGGTTAGATACAGTGTATGCAACATAAGTCCAAGGAGTCTCCAAAGCAGCAACTACGGCATTTTGAATTGCGTCGCGCTGTGTCTCGTCTCCTGCACCAGCAGTAGCATGTGTAAGTGTAACAGTTTTGCCACCACCGTAAACGATAGTAACTGTAGTTGTAGAGGCTTGCTCAATCAAAATGATTCCTGTAGCCTGAACTAGCTGACGTTGTTCGCTAGTAACTGGGATGCTTAAAAATTTTTCCATACAACAAATATACGTATAATTACGATAACTTAGACTTCACCATCTCCAATACTTCTTTTCCTTCAGCAGACTCTAAGTATGCAGTCAAAACATACACAGGATCTTCACCCTGCTGCACGTTCATCAACTTACGCTTGTTTCCGGTCATGTTGAACCAGATCTCACGGTTATTGTTACGCATGCCAAACAATCCCTCAGAAAGAGCCTTAGAGGCTAAAGCTGTCTCAGTCAATGATGGGTCATTCAACATCTCTAGCAACTGAATTGGATACTCTCTTGCGTATAACAAGATGTCTCTCTTCAACTCTGGAGTAGTCATTGTGTCAACTACAGGTCCCCATACCAATCTAGCTACAGCTAACATGGTATCTAGATCCATATTTCTAGCGGCGATCTGAGCGTCAAGCTCTACATTCATGTCCTCAATGTCGATCATAGCCTCTTTTTCTGGATTCAACTCCATAAAGATTTGGCCATTCAGTGGATGGATATCCAAAAACTGTGACAGGAGGGGGTTGTTCGCTGGAACCATTAATACACCATCCTCGAAGATAACTGGCTCAACAATTGCGTTGTCGTCCTGTTCGTCTTCAAATACTGACTTTTGGTTTCTTGCATAGCGAAGAGCACGGTTAGTCTTTCCATCAAAGTGGAGTAGTGCAAACCTTCTAGTGTTACGAGATGGCAACACGTAAGTTAACGGGGTGGTGTCGGAGGTAAGGACAAATATCCTGTCCTTAAGCTCATTTGTAGATTTTATCATAAGTAGATTTAATTGTTGGTACAAATATAAACAAAAAGGGTGAGTACATTGTACCCACCCCTTATGTGTGATAACCTATTTAAGATTAGGCAGTCTTGAACAAGAAGAAGTTGTTCGCTCCCAAGGTGCACAATGCACGCTCAGACAAGAAACTAACTTTCATTGCATCCAAGTCACTAGTAGCAGCGCCACCAGCAGAACCTGTAACCCAAGTCTTGTATCTGCGATTCTCAGTTTCGCTAGCACGGTAGCGAACGTGCAAGAATGGACGCTTAGCGTTCTTACCCATAACTTGATCGTAAACAGTAGTTGAACCAGCGGGTACTAATACACCGTTGATTTCACCACCAGTGATACCACCACGAAGAGCAGCATCGTTTAAGTATTTCCAATCAGTCTTGTAGAACTCATATCCACGCTTAAATCCAGAGAAACCTAAAGTCAAGGCCATTTTCTCGTCGTTGTTGAACAAACCGTAGCTAGTTCCACCAGCACCGTAGCTGTTTTGAGCAGCCAACATATCATCGATATCGAAGCTGAAGTTACGGTTCAAGAACAATACGTTCTCTTGGATAGCACCTTGCTTGTCCAAACGTTGGATGATAGCATCGAAGTCAGCCAAAGTACTTGGGTTTCCACCAGCCCAAACGTTTCCACGCTGGTTAACTGTGTAGAACAAACCTTTTGTACCAGCAGCAGTAGTACCTGGAGGGTTAGGAGACAAGTAGCTAAGAGCACCAGAAGATGCTTCAGCAGGAACACCTTCTACCATAGCCATTTCCATGTAGTCTTCGAAACGCAAACGAGTTTCGTGCTCAGACTTGATGTACCATAAGTAACCAGTTGCACCATTTTCAGTAGAAACTTCTACCCATCCGATCTGAGCCATGTCAGAACCAGATACTTCGTAGTTGTCCTTGATGATGATAGGCTTGTTGTCAAAGAAAGTATCTTGAGCTTCCAAAGAACCTTCCATACCAGCGCTACCTTTTCTGAATTCAGAACCGTAAACGAATGCAGTAGATGCAGTAGAAACAGCAATTGTCTGACCACCAGTAGCATAGTAAGCTACAGTGAAAGTCAAACCAGATACTGCAGTGATGATAGCCTTGTCGCTAGCAGTACCAGAGTTGTTAGACAAGAATACAGTTTGACCAATGCGGAAGTTACACGCAGTAATAGTAGCATCAGCAACAGTCCATGTAGCAGTGCTTGAACCTGCGGCAGCACCAGAAGTACAGCTTGCATACTTAGTGTGCAAACGACCTTGTTCTGCCCACTTGATAAGGTCAGAGTTAGAAGGCATCTCAGCTCCTACTTGACGTAAGAAAGATGCGATAGAGCGATTACCGTAACGCTCGAATTCTTTCTCGTAGGTATCAGGAAGATACTGGTTTAAGAAATCGAAGTTGGTAATGTAGTTAGAAGGCAATGTTGCCTTAACGGATGAGGGGGTTATAGCAAACCCGGGACTCACTTGAACTGATCCAGCCATAGTTTAGTTTTTTAGTTTTTTTTGTTTAGTTACGTGTTTTTATACGTAGTCCAGAACCGTGGTCGTTGTCGAGTGCAGTTACTTTGAATCCACCTGTCGCTGTAGGCTGCGGTGTCTGTCTGATATCCATCTGGATATTCTTAGACTCCTTGCTTACTTGATCGATGGCAGATGCTTTTCCTTGCTCGTAAAAGAACTTGGCAAAGCTGTCTGGGTTCATTGCAACAGCAATTGACTTGTGATATGCTTCAGCGTTTTTAATAAAACCATTCTCATCTAAGAACGATCCAATAAATTGGCTTACATCGGACTGAGCTTTCTTCATTTGTTCGGGATTGCTAGGTTTGAAAGATACATCACCCTCACCGACATTGAATTCAAAACCTTTGAACTTGTCGTTGAAGACTTCTTCTGTCTTCTTTGCAAAGAACTCTGAGCGCTCCATCTGCTGCTTTTGCATTTCCTCGGTCTCTTTGGAATACTTCTTGAAAGCCTCGTAGTTACCTTTTTCATTTTCTGGAACAAAGCCTTCTCTTGACTCAAGAGGGAGCTTGTACTGTTCTTTCTGTTTATTAAAGTACTCTTTGGCCTTGGCAAGATCTTTTTTCATTGCGATCTGTTTTGACTTCACCTCCTTGGCGTCGTCGTAGTCTTCGTTATAAGCGTACCTGCTCTCAACCTCGAACTTGATGTCCTCATCGTCTAGGTCAGGATTGGTCTGCTTAAGATACTCGACTAACAAATCATTGGCGGGAACTGCATCGTAGTCCTTGTTAATTTTAACAAAGTCTTCGAATCCNCGGCCCGTATCCTTCTTGAACTTCAAGAATGCTGACACGTCCTCCGGCAATTCCTCGGCCTCTTTTCTTGCGGAAAACAACTCGTCTACTGAGTTGATCTCCTTGTTGTACCGATTTTTAAGATATGTAAGAACGTCTGTGTCTTCCAATTCTCTTGGGGTTGCCCCCGGAGTCTCTTCGACACTTTCTTTTTCAATCGTGCCATCCGATCCCACCACTGTGGTCTCTACTGGCGTTTCCTCTGAAGAGATGCCATTCTTCTCTTCGTGTTCCTTTAGCAGTTGTGCCTCGATTTCTTGAACGGATTTCTCCTCATCGAAAGAGACAGAACGCACTTTAAATTCGTTTGTCATATTAGATTTAATTATTTGGTCACAAATTTACGAATAATTGTGACACACTATTTTGGCTCAAATGACGCTAGGTCAAAGCCATCAAGGGTGTCCTCATTCGACTCGAAGTCTACCGGTGGCAAGTTGTTTTTTCTTTGCTCGATCAACTTTGATTGCTGTGTATTTTGTAAAGATACTCGTTTATCCTTTGCCTCTTCCTTCATCTTGTCCTTTTCGGCTAGGCTCTGCATGTCTGCGCCCTTGAGCTGCATGTTCATCTGGAACTCCTGCTGCATAAGGCCTAACTTGATCTGTGCCTCTTGCTGCATTTTCTCCACGTCGAACTGAACCTCTGCCCTCTTNATCTCGATCTTAGACTGAGTCTCGGCTTGNATCTGTTGCATCTTGGCCTGCGCTGTAGCGTTAGCGGCCTCGATGTTTGCCTGCGACTGGAACTGAGAGATCTGCTGCTGCTTCTCCATCTCCTTCTTCTCTTTCTCCTTGCGCTTAACCTTCAACAACTGGTTGGCAAGCTTCAAGTTCTTGATCTCGCGGATGTCGATTGCATCCTCTAGACCGATCTGGTCTCTAGACAATGCCATCTGGATATTAGCCTCGAGCTGTTGCTTCTCTTCCTCGTCTGGAGATACCTCGATAAAGATACCAAAGTCGTGCAGGTAAAGGTCCTTGATGCTCTCTAGGATCTGCACATTATACTTGCCGATCTGGTTAGCGAACTCCTCACGGAAGTCAGCGTACTCCAATATGTCAGACACACGTCCAGACACACAGGTCGATAGCCTTCTTGTGATGAAAAGCGCTGCGTCAAGGATGTGCCTTGTGGCGGTATTTGAGTTAGCGGCTGCTAATTTCTGAACACCAACTAGTGCGTCAGACGATGGCATTGAACCGTCACGGGCCTCGTTGAGTCCTGTAACGTCCCTGATCATAGACAGGTAATGGTTGTATGTACCGATCAAGCTAGAAATCTTAGCCTGACCAGAGTTAGAGTTTAGCTCTTGAATTGGGACACGTGCATTGTTGAACTCACCGTCAGAGGTGTAGCTTCTACCGATAACGCTACCGGTCTGGAAGTACATGCGTAGAGCGTCCTCTGGATTGTAAGCGGCACCATTGCCTAGGTCAACGTCGGTAAGCCCGTCAGCGTCGATGAATACACCGTCTGGAACGATCTTAGTAAGTACCTGCTGCAGCTTAAGGTGAGTCATCTGAATCAGGTCGGCGAATGATATCAT